TTTTGTATCTGATAGTTGTACTGATAAAAATAATCCTCAAATATATCCATCTGCGCTTGCTTGGCAAACAGATTAAAATCAGATGGAGAGATATATCCGTAATTGTTTTTGTTAAGAATAGATAGAACGGTATTTCTAACTGAGTTTATCATCTTTTATTTTCTTTACACAAAGATAATGAAAAAAAAAGAGGGCTCGTAAAAGCCCTCCTGTGATGAGTGTATTAAAACTTAGTTTTAATGAAAGGAATAGATTTCAAATATACATATAATATATTAATCCTCCAACTGCTTCTCAAGATATTCAAGAACCTCAAGTCCATCATCAGACTGAAGGTATGATGTAACCACATACATTGGGTCCTCACCAAATGGTATAGTCATCATTCTTTTCTTGTTTCCCGTAAGATTAAAGTAAACTTCTTTCTTATTGTTTCTAAAACCTAAAATATTTTTATCAAAAAACATTTGAACTTTTGATTGAAGCTTTATCTCAGGGTCAGACACCATTCTTAAAAATCCTGTAGGGTCTTCTTTTGCATATATCAATATGTCTCTTTTTAGTTCCGCTGTTGTCATCTTAGAGATATCGGTAGACATAAGCACACGACCTATTGTTTCAAGCTGCTCTACGCTTAGCTTTTTAGCTTCTACTAAGGCATCTACCTGTACGTTCAAAGCTTCAACAATTTGAGCAGCGTCCTTCTCATTATTTACCTCTTCAAATTTTTTTCCATTTAAGGGGTGGTAATGTAAGAACTCCTGAAGCACCTGATTGGTTCTTGGGACTGTTAAGAATCCATCCTCAAATACTATTGGTTCAACGATGACGTTTCCGTCTTGCTCGTCTTCAAATGGGCTTTTTTGATTTGCTCCGTATCGTAGAGCTCTGTTAGTACCTTTTGCCTCGTCAAACCAAAGTAATGGGCTTCTTCGAGAGTTTCTAACAGGCAGCATAAAGGTAAGAGGTGCTGCGTCCCTCGTTAGTCTGTACGTTTTGTCAACGTATTGTTGTTGTTTTTTCATTGTATTAAATTTAAATTAAATTAAAAAAAAGGAGTGTCGCTAACGACACTCCCTTAGTTATGTCAACTCTTAGTCTTCAAAGATGAAGAAGTTGTTTGCACCCATAGTACATACACATCTCTCAGAAAGGAAGTTTACTTCCATAGCATCTAAGTCAGATGTTCTTGCACCTCCGGCTGAACCTGTAATCCAAGTTTTGTATCGTCTGTCTTCAGTCTCTGAAGCTCGGTAACGTACGTGAAGGAAAGGACGCTTAGCATTCTTACCAAGGATTTGGTCGTATACAGATGTAGAACCTGCAGGAACCAATAGTCCATTTACTTTTCCTGAACCTGAACCTGATGGTAAACCACCTCGCATTGTTGGGTCATTCAAGTATTTCCAATCAGACTTGTAGAAGTCATATCCTCTACGGAATCCTGTGAATCCAAGGTTTAGTGCCATCTCTTCGTCATTGTCAAACAATCCGTAAGATGTACCACCGGGGCTACCGTAAGAGTTCTGAGCTGCTAACATATCATCGATATCGAATCCGAAGTTTCTGTCAAGGAAAATAACATTCTCCTCGATAGCTCCTTGCTTGTCAAGTCTACCGATGATTGAATCAAATTCAGCAAGTGTAGTTGGGTTACCACCACTAAACACGTTACCTCTGTTTGATACAGTGTAGAAGATACCTTCAGAACCTTTGTTACCAAGGTTAGGGTTAATTGTTCCGTTAACAACACCTGAACCTGCTTCAGCAGGAACAGCTTCAATCATTGCTGTCTCAAGGTAGTCATCAAAACGTAAACGAGTTTCGTGCTCAGACTTTAAATACCACAAATATCCATTTGCACCATTTTCAGTTGTCACTTCAACCCATCCAATCTGTGCCATATCAGAACCTGATACAGAGTATTTATCTTTTAAGATAATTGGAGAGTTCTCAAAGAAGATGTCATCAGCTTCTAAAGAACCTTGCATTCCTGCAGTTCCTTTCTTAAATTCAGAACCGTAAACAAAGATTGTAAACGTAGCTCCTGCACCTGCTACTGCAAGACCACCTGCTTCGTAAAAAGCAATAGTAGCTTGGTCTGCTGCAAGGTCAATAGCGGTAACAATACCTTTGTTGCTACCTCCACCTGCGTTATCGACAACCATAACTGTTTGTCCTAAACGAAGTGCGATTCCATTAGTCGCTGTGAAAGCAGGAACACCTGCGTCATTAATTGTAAACACTGCACTGTCATCTGCTGCTGCTGCTGCAGTTGTACAATCTACATATTTAGTGTGAAGTCTTCCTTGCTCTGCCCATTTTACCAAGTCAGAGTTAGAAGGCATCTCTGCTCCTACCATTCGTAGAAAGGAGCTAATTGTGCGATTTCCATATCGCTCAAATTCTTTCTCGTAAGTATCAGGAAGATACTGATTCAAGAAATCAAAATTCGTGATGTAATTTGTTGCCGTAGGCACCTGTTGTGCTGACGGTTGCAAATCATATCCCGGTGTTGCATCTACTGCCATAATTTCTAATTTTTAAAATTTGTTAAACTTTTTTTATACTTTTTATTTTTAAACCTCGACCACTATCGGGGTTTACCGAGCGTACTTTGACTCCTCCTTTATTGGTTACCTCAGGTGCGTTACGCTCAGACATATTAATATTTTTCATCTTCTTCGTAACATCTTCAGTACCCGCTGATAGACCTTGCTCATAAAAGAACTTGGCATATCTTTCAGGATTCATCGCAATAGCTAATGCTTTATGAAAGCCTGCGGCATCAACAAGAGCTCCACTATCGTCAACGAACTTCTTCATAAAGTTATTCGTATCTAAGTTGAGCTTCTTTATCTCGTCCACATTAGATGGCTTGTAAGTCAGAACTTTGTCATCCCCTATCTTGAAATCAAAACCTTTGAAATCTGAGAATACCTCGTCTGTCTTTTTAACAAACACTTCGCGTCTCCGCTGCTGTTGTTCTTCATAGGTCTTAGCCTGCTCTATATATTGGTTGTATTCCTCCATCTTCTTCTTCTGCTCATCAGAAAATTCTGCCGTACTTGACTCAAGGGGCTTTGAATAGTTTTCCTTTTGCTCGTTAAAGAATCTTTTGGCTTTACCAATCGCTTTTTTCTTTGCTAACTTTTTCTTTTTAATGTCAGACTGCTCATCGATGTCTTCATCGTAATCATAGTCACTCATTAAAACTTCGACATCATCTGCGTCTATTGCTTCCTCTGTTGCAAGGAAGTAGCTTGAAAGCAAAGCATCTTCATCCATAGAATCAAAGTCCTGATGTAGTTTTACATAGTCCTCGATTCCACGACCTGTTTCTTTTTTGTATTTAAAATAAGCAGCTACATCTTCAGGCAAATCTTCGTTTGATTCTTTCTCATCAAACAGTTGCTCTACAGAATCTATCTGCTTATCATATCTACTTTTTATATATGAAAGAACGTCTTCCTCTGTTAACTCTGAGGATTGAGTTTGTGTTTCTTCTTGCGGCTGTACGTCTTCTTGCTCCTGTGTGGTGGTGGCACTCTCAGTGCTTTCTTCCACTCTTGGTGCGTCAGTATCGTTTTCTCCAAAGTTTTCACTTTCCGCTTTATCTAACAATTCTTGTTCAATTTCTGCCTTGGACTTTTCCTCGGTAGCTCCTACTTCTCTTACTTTAATTTCCATTTAATTTAATTTTTACAAAGTTAATAATAAAAAATCTTTTAATTTATTTAATTATCTCGGAGAGAATTCTGCTAAATCAAAGCCATCTAAACTATCTTCATTAGACTCAAATGTTTCAAAGTCCTGTGGAGGTAGATTGTTCTTTCTTTGGTCTATTAGCTTAGACTGCTGAGTATTTTGCTGACTGATTCTTTCAGACTTAGATTTTTCTCTTTTATCCTCTCTACCTTTTAGTGCATTGTCTTGCATATTCTTTAACTCAATATTGTAGTTGAACTCTTCAGCCATTAGCTGACTCTTCAGCTTAGCTTCTGTATTCATCTTCTCAATCTCAAAAGCTATCTCTGCTTGCTTTAACTGCATCTTAGCTTGGAGCTCTGCTTCTTGCTTTTGCATTGCAGTTTGTGCCGCCATCTGCTGAGACTGCATATTAAGCTGTGCCTGATGAGCCTGCATCTCCTGTTGGTCACGCTTCTCTTTCTCAGCCTTTTGAACTCTCTTAACTTTGAGTAGCTGAGTGGCAAGCTTAATATTTTTAATCTCTCTGATATCAATAGCGTCCTCAAGATTGATGTCTTGTTTCTGTAATGCCATCTGAATATTGGCTTCGAGTTGAGCTTTCTCCTCTTCGTCAGGAGATACTTCAATAAAGATACCAAAGTCGTAGATGTATAAATCAGAGATATCTCCGAGTATACTTACATTGTACTTTCCTATCTTGTTTACAAAGTCATCTGCAAAGTCTGCGTACTCTAATATGTCAGCAACTCTATATGTAAGAGCTTCAGATAAACTTCTAAACACATAAAGACTTCCGTCTAATATATGTCTTGTCGCTGTATTTGAATTCAATGCCGCTAACTTCTGTAGCCCAACCAATGAGTTAGGGTCAGGAGTTGATGCGTCTCTTGCTTCGTTAAGACCTGTGACTGTACGAATCATATTAAGATAATGATTGTAGTTTGCCAACAGCATCTGAGTCTTGCTTCCTCCTGAGTTAGATGTAAGCTCCTTGATAGGAACCTTACCCTGATTGTAGTCACCATCTTGGGTGTAACTTCTACCAATCACACTACCTGTTTGAAAGTATAGCCTCAGTGCATCTTCAGGATTGTATGCCTGTCCTGTACCAAGGTCTACCTCATTAAGTCCATCAGCATCTATATACACACCATCAGGTACTACACGAGATATTACCTGCTGTAGTTTCAGGTGTGTCATCTGAATTAAATCAGCAAAAGGAATCATTCGTCTAACCAAAGACTCTATCACTCCTTTGTACATTCTTGGTGCAACAGCAACATAGTTAGGTAGCGCGTGCTGACTTGCTGACTTTGGTCGTACCATATTCTGAGCCAACTCCCACTTGAGTAGAATGTTTGTCCCCATAACCATAACACCATCATACCATACGTCAATAGTCTTCTCTATCTTCTCGAATCTTCCTTCCTCCATCATATCCGTTGGAGGATTAAATTGGTCGTCTTTTTCTATAACCTTGCTACCGCCTGTTTCAAGTATCTTTTTCTTGTAGACCATCTTCTTGGTGGTCTTATAGTTGAAATACATTACGGTAACAGTATCTCTATAAAAGATGTCGTTCTCATAATACTGTGCCACATTATAGTAGTCGTACCAACTTTGGCTGTACTTACTAATCTCCTCTAAATCTTCTTTTGTAAGTGTAGGGTCTATCTTTAAAAGTTCTGTAATTGGTAGAGTTTTAATCTCTCCCCAATAAAAACAATCTTTGAAGTGTGGGTCTTCAGTGTAGCTGTAAACTACATTGGCAGGGTCCACATATGAAACCTTCACACCGGAACCTTTAAGGAACTCGTGCTTGGTTATGCCTATGCCTAACACAGCTAAATCATAATCGACACGCTTTCTTAGGTCAATGTATTTGTTCTCTTCAAGTATTGTATTGATTGCCTCCTCTTCCGCTATCTCTATTGCAGGCTTATAGTTAAGCTGCATATATAATGACATCTCCTCATCTGTAGATGGAAGTTCGTCAGGGTCCATAATAAATGGGTCTGCCCCTGTTTTAGCCTTTATAATTTCAAGAGTATCTTTTGCCACCATCTGCCCTCGTATCATATCCTGATACTTGTTTCGTTTAGACTGAGACAAAGCATCTTGAGCATATGCCTTTACTTTAAATAATCTATCAGACATACCGTTAACAACGATATCAACAAACTTTGGAATCACAGGAACAGGTGTCCAATCTAAGTTGAGATAGGATAAGTCACCATCAATGGCGAGCTCGTTTTTATATTTTGCTATTGACTGCTCTCCTCTTGCGTACAGTCTTAATTTGTGGAAGTCTCTCCATTGGTTATAATACCTGCATTGGTTTCCGTCTCTTTTAAACCATTCATACTGAATGGCTTGACCGATTTGTAATCCAAATTCATCCGTGGCTTTCTCAGCATCTGAGACAAATTGGCTTGGGAACCCAACAGATGTTATATTAATTTTTACGTCTTTCATCTGATTATTTGACTTAATGTTCCTGTATTAGTATACCTTGCAAAGTTAATCTTTATTTTTGACTCTTTTTTCTGAGGTGTATATAAATGCTTTTGACAAGCCATTATCGCAAGTCCTGAGCTTATCGAGGCATCGAACTTTGTTCGGTTGCTTATATCGAATCTCGCCCAATCCTCAAGGGTTCTTATGAACGGCATCGACCCCATATCATCGGAGTCCCTGAATGTACCCTCCATATCCATCCCCACATACTTCTCTATGTAGGACTCAATAGCTGCGGCGTGAGCTTGTTTTACATCTTCACTTGTGTTAGGTATACCCCCTAACTCTCTTTCTGTCTTAGAGAGCTTGTTATAGGTCTTATCGGGACGATTCATACAGAATCCCCTATAGCCTCTATTCTTAAAATGGTATAACAACCTTGGCTTGTTATTCTCTACAAGTATCGGCATACCATAGAACACACACGCCATCAATACCTCTTCAAAGAATATCTCTGCTGTCTGTGGTCTTGCAACATACTCTAAGAAAAATTCATTAGAGGGGGCATCATCCATATTGAATTTAGTTAATCCGTGCAAAGCTCCGTTAGACCCACCCCCTCCTACTGTTCCTGAAATATCATATGAGTCACATCCAAAGGCTCCTATATGTTCGTTGCCCGGATACTTAACTCCATTCCTTACTTGTATATTATTATTGAGTCCCCTCATTGGAGTCCAAGAAACCTTGAACCTACCACGTTTATCAGGGGACCATATAACTTCTGTGTCTTTTATTCCATCCTTCCAATGAAAAGAACCTCTTGTTATGTAGTGCTCTTTTATCATTGAGTCGTTGTAGTCTATCTGCTGATATATCTTTGTTAGGTTAAATAAAGACTGCTTGCTCTCATCTCTGAATGCGTGTGATTCGTTTCTTGGAAACTGACGGTAAAACTCATTAAGAGCATCAGCGTCTGATTTCAATGACTCTACCTCTCCCTCCCAATAATCAATAGCACCATTCTTTATAAGCTCTCTATCAACCCCTAATACAGGGAACTTAGGTTTTCTAAGAACAGGCATTCCATATATATCTATGAAGCCCTCCATATTTAATTCCATAGGAAGAAACAGCGAGTACATTCCGCTTTTAGTTTGACCGTTAGCGTTTCTTACGGTGACATTTGAGTCTTCATATAAATTTTTAAAATTCGACCCCCCCTTATCCAATGCGTTTGACGTTGACCCCATCAAACACTTACCGATAATCTTGCTACCCAACCTAAGGCAGGTCTTTGTAACACGCCAATTGCTAAGGATATTGTTTGGTTTTATCCATTTTCCACTCTCATCGTGTACCAATAGCTGAAGCTTCTCACCATCGTAGCTGTTGTCGTCAGTGTTCTTCCAATCTATTGTGGTGTCAAGTCCCTCTATCAACTCCTCATCTACGTCATACATATTCTTCTTTGTAATCTTAGATGCAGGTACTCGGTACGCCAACTCTGTCTTTGGTTTATCCATACCATCCATAATAGGTTTGAAAAAGAATGGCAACCTATTATTTATAGGAACAACTTTGTCGGTAAACATCTTCTTTGCATCGGCTCCCGTTTTGGAAAGTATTCCAATCCTTGAGTCTCTCGCCAATGTTCCTGTGTTAACACATTCCGATGAGCCCATAAATGAAAAACCTGAACGTCTAATCTTTAGGTATATCATACCAAAGCATCTACTATCAGCCTTACACGCTTCCCAAAACAAAAAGAATATCCTATTAGCTTCACGGTAATCAGGGTATCCTACATCTATACTCGTCCATTGTAGGTACATATAGTGAGAGCCTGTTATGTATGTCGGCTTACCGTTATTCATAAACCATACTCCATACTCTCTTTTGTCAAACTCAGACTCTATGTAATCAACCCACCTATCCTTGAAGTTAGATGGCATCTCGTTCCATTGAAATATAGATTGTATCCTTGAAAGCTCTTTTGGTAGCTCTTCTCTCTCCCAATACTGCTCAGACTTTTTTGAGTGTCGCTGAAGACACTCTTTAGGTTTTAGAGGTAGACCTATTATCAGTCCTGATATATTTATTACCTCCCCTATCTGTCCGCTTTTTGATATGATAACCAAGTCGTACTTCTCATCATACCCGTACTTCCAACTTTTGTTTTTGTTCTTGTTGGTTAATACGTATTTAGGAATGTAATCTTCTAATACCGTATATAATTTATTTTGACCTTCGCTCTGCAAATCCCTGTTTTGTTTTTGTATTGTCGCTACCTTTGCCACTTAGTTCTAACGCTTCTTTCTCTGATTCTATACGATTCAATATCTCAAAAGCATCAAATATCGCTAACTTTTTTGTAGCTGCTGCGTTCTTTAGTCTGTCCGCAGCTAATTCGTCTTCAGGGTCAGGTTTGATTATTTCTTCTTTAGCAACTTTTATAAGTTGCTCTACAGCTCTGCGTCCTGCGTCAATTATATTTTGTTTTAATTCATTAGATGTCATAGCAGCATTGTTATCTGATGGTCATACATCCTATAAAGTTTTTCACCATCTACATTAAATTCATATTCACTATCAGGCTTAAAGCTAACTTTGTCACCTGCATTTACTCCTAACTTTTTTAAGTATTCATTAGCGTACTTCATCTCCCCCACCAACGGCTCCTCACTAAATGGTTTATATATGTAAGACTCTTCAGCGGGACAAGGCTTAACGAAGCAGTACCTATCATATGTGTGCCACTTACCATTCTTTTTGTACATATAAAATTGGTCGGGGTCTATAAGAAAGGTGTCATCTTTTAAAAAGCTTTTGCCGCTTTGCCTCTGACCTTTCATATCGTTGTAGAACTTAAACACATTATGGTGAACCAAAAGAATATCTCCCGGCTCTATATCACCATCATAGGATAGAGGTGTTGCTAATATCTCAGCATATCTGTTTGAGAACTTGTGGTCCTCTTCCGATGTGCTTACAATAAAATCCACACCGCCAATGTCCTTGGTATTGTCATACCGCTTTCCGTTTATTGGCTTTACTATGAATTGATGAGGTGATTTCAAAAGTTTATATTGTATTCTACAGAGATAGGTAGATTACAATTAAGCTCTTTCCAAAGCATTACTACATCTCCATCTATCTCTTGGATGTATATTTTATATGAGTTGTCTTTAAGATTACGCTTGATAAGATGTATCACATAAGAACTTCCCAAGACCTCCTGCCCTATAACATAGTGCATTGCAGATTTATAGTCAGCTCCTATTGATATCTTTCTAATGTCCATTACTCGTGAATAGAGAACTGCATATCCGTTACTCGAAGATTATGTGTTCCTGTTATGTTCTCAACCCACAACTGAAAAGTTGTACCATTATTTATTTGTGTAATAAAATTCAGATTTACAGAAGTAATGTTATTACCTGAATGGTCAACAATTCCACTTGATGTAAAGATTGTTGCTCCTTTTTTAATTAAAAACCTAAAGTCATCATTTCCTGTAGGAGAAAAGTGAGATATAGATACACTAATCTTTCCTTTAAAGGATTGAGATTGACTACAAGTTATTGTTCCGTCAGTCGCTACAGAGAATCTTTCAGACTCTGTTGCTACAGCCAAGCCGCCAAGGGCTATCTGAACGGGAGTGTTGATAGTCGCTATAACTGTATCTGCAGAATTTGTAGCACTTAATGTAGATAACATATGTGCAGATGAATCTTCTATACCTCTGTTCCCTGATATATTATATCCAACCATAGAAGCGTCAGAATAATCATTAGGGAATAAATCTGATAAAGTTCCAAGACCTGCATTTGCCCAAACATTATTAGATATAACTCCATAAAGTGTGGTGCTTGAAGTGCTTATCTCCATTCCTTTTTGTACATCTTGTGGGTGGATGTAACATCCATCAACAATAACAGATAAAAAAGAAGAGATGTTATTTGCTTGAAGCTCTATCATAGGAACGGTAGCGAAACCTGTTAACGGAGATGAAGAGCTGAACCAATCAAAGAATTGTGAGTTCTGAATAGACAATTGGTATACATCTTGGAATCTTAATCCAAAGTTTGTAGCTCTTACATATCTAAAAACGCAGTTGTCTATATCTATAAGGTTAAAGCCATTTAAGTCCATAACTCCTGCAAGTCCTTGAAAATTACAATCGTTAATAGATATAATCTTATCTCTGCCGTCATTATATTCTAAAGCATCTAAGTTTGTTCCCGTTAATATAGAAGCCCCTAACTCAGATGAAGCAAAACCTAAAGACCTTAATGTAAAATCAGTTTCCGTAACAGTAAACAAAGCTCCTGTTCCTGTCCAATTTATGATGTCAGTATCTCTATCAAGACCTATGACAGCACAGTTGGCATTCCATACAGTTCTCGAAGAGGTAAAAGTAACTCTTCCTCTTATAATATAAACTGTACTTGCGACTAATGTTGAAGGCATATCTGATTCCTGAGTAACCTCAACAATATTTCTTGCTCCAACAACTCTTTTCATAGCTCCTTCTAACCAAGTAAGCGAACCTGCAAGAGTAGCAACTGTTGCATCAGGAACTGTGCCGCTTCCTGTGTATATACTACTTTCAGCTACATCTCCCCAATACACAGTGCTTCCGTTTGATAGAAGAGCTTGACCTGAAGTACCTAAAGATGATGTGCCATCAATAAGACCTCCACCTATAGTTACGTTTCCTCCTGTAACGGTAATGTTTCCTGTAAGTATTATATCTTGAGTAGCTGTATTACCTGCATTAAGTACATCCTGTAAAGTAATCTGAGTCTCAAATAATGCAAGGATATCACTAACCAAAAAGTTTTTTGTTGCATTAGCGGGTGTTGCACCTACCGATGTTCCTATTACTTTGTCCGATAAAGTTACAGGACTTGCGTTATCGTATGTACTTATTCTTGCCATCTTAGTCTTTCTTTTCTGTCACCTCTCCTGTTTGAATGTTAATTACAGAATCAGCTCCGTATTTTTCTATTAGTTC